CTCCCCTTTTTTATAAGTGTTACCTTATGCACCCAGGATGTTGTCAACCCGGAAGATACGGTAGTATTGGTTTGTCTTGTTAGCAGCCAAACCGTTTGCAGGTGTTGAACCAACGAATGGATTTGAGACCATGCCGTAGCGAGTCTTAAAGCCAATCTTAGGCTGGAAGGTGTCCTCACCTACCGCACGAACCATTGTTAATGGTACGTATGGGCAGTAGAACAGACCTGCGTCGTATGGGTTAGTGCCCTTATAACCAACGTTGACATAGTCAGCAGTTGAATAAGGATCAATGTACACGCGTGTGCGACCATTCAGTACACCAGCGAAGGTGTTGCCTGTATCGTCAACATTCAGTGAAGTGTTCATTGCAGGAGCATAGTCAAGCATGCCAGAAGCAGCAAGAGCAGATGCAACGTCAGATGAACAGATCATGAAGTTACCTTTGCCCCGACGTGTGTCTTTAGCAATCTGGTTAGCTTCACGTTCGATCTGCATGATCAGGCCTTTGAACTTCTCAACAGACCAACGCCCATCGGCATCTGTCTGCACGTCAAAGATACCATTGATGGCAGTGTTTGTAGTACCTGCACCAGTCTTAGCTTGTGCATTAATTGTACGAACAACCTCACGGTTGATTTCAGCCATGATTTCTGTTGACAGAATGTTGGCCAGTTCTGTTTCAGCATCCAAGCCATGAATAGCTTTAAGATCCTGAGCCAGTTCCAGGGTGTATTCTGCTTTCAGAGCACGTGACTTAGCAGTTACAGTTGCCTTTTCAATGGTGAAACCCATTTCAGCAAACTGTTCGCCACCTGATACACCCAAAGCTTCTGCTTCTGCAGTTGTGTATGGATCAATAGCAGCATTAGGAATGGCTGAGTCACGAGCGTCATCGATTGATGAGTCAGCTGGCATAATCTTGCCACCAGCAGTATCGGTCAGACCTGACAGGCCTGATGGATCTGCAGTCTGTGCAGTTGTACCTGAATCACCTGAGTAGTTAGCAACTGCTTCGTTGAACAGTGCTTCATCATTTGCAGATGCGCCAGATTTGGTTGTCTGATAGCGTGACTTCATAGCGAAGATCAGGCCAGTTGGACCAGACATTGGCTGAACACCACAGATATCGTATGCCATCAAGTTTGGCATTGCACGACGAACAAGAGCAATCAGAACTGGGTTCCAGTTTGCTGCGCCTGATGCGGTCACTGTGGTTGTGTTGTTGGTTTCAAGGAGACCCTCTTCACGAAGAGCGATTTCCTGGTTCTCCAGAACAGCTGCGGTAACAGCTTTCCGGTGTGCGTCTTGGATAGTGCCTGCTGATTCTTCGTTCAGTACAGGTGCCCACTTTTCCATCAGCTTGTCATAAGAGACAGTATTTTGCATTGTTTTGGACTCCCAAATTATTTTTTAGATCTTTGGATTGCTTGGATGTACTGAGCCATTGAACCTGAAGATTCAATAACAGCTTCGCCGTCATCATCTTCTTCTACAATGTCAGCAGACTCAGTTGCTTTTTTGGTGAAGTATGATTCTTTGATTGTAGCAACCTTTTGTGCAAAGGTTTCTTCATCTTCAAAATCTACATCTTCAGCCAATTTCTTAAGTTTTTCAACTTGTGTTTCAGCAAGACCTGAAGCAGCTTCACGGATGATTGCATCACGCTTTAGTACTTCCAATTCATCTTGCATTTCAAGTGCCTTGGCAACAGCAGTATTGTGTGCTTCTTCAAGCTCTTCAACTTCTGCAGCCAGTTCGTCAACCAGGTCAACTTTAGACTCAGGAACCTCGATGTATGACTCTGTGAACAGGTCTTTCAGAGAACCCATAAACTTCTCTGCAATCTCTGTGCGCAGGCCAGATTCGATGGCAACCTTGTTGTCTTCCATCCACTGCTCAACTACGTAGTTCAGGTATGAATCTACCTTTTCAACAAGGTCAGCTTTTGTTGAGGCAACTTCCTCAGCCAATTCCTCATTGTATTTCTCTTCAAGACGGTCAATCTCTTCAGACAATTTTGATTTAATTGCTGCTTCAAAGATTGTTGCTGCCTTGTCCTTGAACCCTTCAGACAGAGTAGCTTCTTCTGAGATCAGAGCATTCAGATCGTCAGAGAAATCTGTTTGATAGTCAAGTTCTGGAGCTTCAGCAATAGCTTCACCAGAGAAAGCCTCAGGATCTGTGCCAGCCATGACAGTCGAAAGAACGCCTTTCAGCTTTTCCTTTGACATGCCCTGCATTGCGTTAACTGCTGCACCCATCATGGCTGCTTTAGTTTTCAATGTTGGCATTGGATCTTGTTTGGTGTTGTCACCCTTCCGCTTTGGAGCAGAACCAGTGGCTTCACCAGCTTTATCGGTTGCGGCTATGGACTGAGCTTCAGCATTAGCAGGATCATGAGTTCCTTCTTCCATAACTTCGTCTGTTACTTCGTCATGGAGCTCAACTTCCTGATCTTCGATTTGATATTCATCAGTCATTATTGACTCCTACATGTTAGATTTAAGTAACGAGAGGAAATTTTTAAACTCACGAACCTGTGTCTCATAGAGATCGGTACGTGGAGCTTTCTTAATTTCAGTCTCCATTTGTTCAATATGTTTAGCTTCAATGATACCGTTGTTCCATACCCATTCTACACCTTCCATAACTCCATTAACAAATGCGCTAGGTGCAGATGGATCTTGTAC